ACGCTGTGTATCCAGCGCAGCCTGCAAGTTCTGCTGGCCCGTGGTGAGTTGTGCCTGCTGGTTAGCCAAGGCAGCTTGCATAGCTTGTTGTTGGTTAAGACCTTGCTGCTGAAGCTGCGCCGCCAAATTCTGGACATTAGCCTGCGAAGCGGCGTCAAGGTTGGCAAGTGAAGCGCGTAGGTCTGTATCCGTAGCAAGCTGCTGCGTTTGCAGGTTGGCACTAAGGTTCTGTTGACCTGTGGTTAGGCCCGCTTGCTGGTTGGCCAGCGCAGCACGCATCGACTGCTCGGCGTTCATACCCTGAGCTTGGAACTGCTGGGCTTGGTTATTAACGCGTGCCTGCTGCTCTTTGTCAAGGTTAGCCAGTGCTGACTGTAGACCGGTGGTTACGCCTAGCTGCTGTTGACCAAGTGCGGCCTGCAAGTTTTCCCTACCGGCAGTCATACCTGCTGCGCGGTCACGTTCAAACTGTTGTTGAGCGTTCTCAAACGCTGCCTGACGGCCACGAGCATCGATATCACCAAGCTGCTGACCAAGGTTACGTTCGCGTTCCAATCCAGCAAGAAGCTGGCGGCTACCGCCATAGGTGCCCTGACGTGCGGCACCAAGGTCTTGAACAAGCTGCGATTGCTTCGCACTGCGGATAGCTTCGCGCTTCTGTGGTTCCATGACGGATTCTGCAAAAGGCGACATATACTGCTGAGCTTGCACACCACCAAACTGCTGTGGGGCGTTCATACGGAACTGCTCAAGCGGACCTTGGCCATACGTAGTCTGCGCTGCCTGCATATCCTGCGACTGCACATTGCTACCTTGCACATTACCCGGCTGCTGCATTTGGAAGTAATTCAAGTTTGGCTTGAAGCCAGTCTGAGCAGCCTGCATCTGGGGTGTGCTGTATTGCTGGGCGTACACATTACGAGGACCCTGCATAGAATACTGCTGAAGGTTAGGCATCCCAATCTGCTGGGAATTAAACTGCCCCGCGTTGTATTGACCTGCTTGAAGCGCACCGAGACCGGCAGTGGTAGCAAGCTGTGAGCCTGTACCAAACTGACCCGGCGTCTGCATTCCAGCAATCTGGTTTTGAAGGTTCTTCTGCTGTTGCGTAAACCCTTCGAGGCGGTCACCCCCTTGGTAGATAGGCATATTCGTACGCAAAAGACCCTGCGCACCTTGCATAAGGGTGTTATAATAAGGCTGCTGGGCCGCACCGATATTCGATGTGGTCTGAATAACATTTTGAGTAGTAGTCTTAGCCATTACAAATCATCCTAGTCCACGACGCAGTTCGGTATCTTGTCCACGCTTTGCTTTCTTGCGGGCCGCGTGTGCCTTGTTCATAAGTGAGTATAGTTTATCAGTGCCGCGTTTGCTGCTGCCTTTTCCTATACGCTTAACTGCTTCTGGCGGAAACAACACTTCATCGCGGGCTACACGTGCTTCCTGCTCACCACCAATACTTGCGCGTATCGAGTCGCTTACCCCGTCACCCGGTCCTTGCAGTGGGCGTCCGCCCATGCGGGAGAGAAACTCCATACCTGCGTTGCTGCTGCCGTTACCAAGTTCAGATACTGTGCGAGCGTCAACGACAAACGAGCCATTCTGCATATCGACCGCGCCACCACCGGCATAGCCTGCATCTTCTTCATTAGGGTCAATACCGCCCTGATATGGCACCGACACAAAGTTGTACATCGGCTGACCCTTCTTGGCCTTCGGATTTAGCACTGGCTGCATAATCTGTGTACCGCGCACTGTGCTGGAACCGGGCTGTACTACCTGACCCATGGTGTTATAGATTTCAGGCATACCTATTGCGAAGTGCCTACGCTGCTTAGACGACGTAGGGTCTCCGAGGTCCATGATTTGCTTGCGGTCCTGCGCATAATATGGGCCTTGGTACGAGTTATCAATCTGACCATCCGGTCCTGTCGAGCCACCCGACGGGGTCATCGCACCGCTTACACCACTCATAAGCCCCGAAGCAGCTACCATCGGTGCGGCTTTACCAATCATACCGCCGGGGAGACCCTGTGCCGCTGTCTGTCCGAAACGCTGCGCAACCCCAGCAAGACCCTTTTTAGCCGCAGCCTGACCAGCACCTTGTGTTACATTGCCGAGAGAGGACATATCTGTGCTTTGCAGTACGTCGAGAACATTACCCGCGCCAGCGCTAGCACCTGCGCCCATGTTAGCGCCGAAGATACCGGGGTTTTTGCTTAGTGCGCCAAACGCATTTTTAGAGACAGAGCCACCTAGACCCACGCCTCCAGCGAGTGAAGCACCGCCATATGCTTGGAGACCGGCCATCAGACCTTTTTTGAGGCTACCTGTTTTAGCGACAGAGCCAGCAGCAACAAGGCCAGCAGCAAGAGGGGCACCGATACCAGTAGCCGTTAGGGCTGCGCCTATGAGTGTAGGAATAAGCTTCTTGAGGAAACCAGCTTCAGGTAATCCCGTCTCTGGGTTGATTGTAAGTGAGCCACCATGCGCCATAGCCAACCCCTGAAGGCTGTTAACCTCACCGGGTGTCATGTGGACAAGCATAGAGTCTTCATCACGACCCATACTCTGTAGCTGTTGCGCCATTGGATTAGCCGTCACAGACAAGCCACCCTGCGCTGGAAGGCCACCAGACATGCCCGGAACCTGCTGTCCAAGCACGGGAGGGTTGCCAACCGGGGGTTGCCCAGTGTTCATTTCTGCATATGTTGGCGGAGCAGCCTGTACGTCCATTGCGATATCCTACCTTGTACCTACGCTTATAGCGCTAATCTGTCCAAAACTAAAGCCCTTACGCATCATGTTATCTCCGACATAAATTCGACCTGTACGAGTACAGACGGAGTGGCCGGGATGGCTGGTGTCACCCCTACTGAATACGCAACCGCTGGATATTGCTCGATAGACACACCCGTATCTGTGACATGCCACATAATTTGAATATAGTCGTTTGCAGCTAGCTCAACCATGACGGGTGTTACAGCGATTAAATGCGAGGGGTCACCGGTACTTTTACGTGCTGGAATAGAGAACCGACTATTAGTGTCGGCAATATCAGTCCCGTTTTTGCGCAGCCAGATGTCAATGTCTTGTATGCCGTTGGTCGTGTTTTTGAATTGGATACTATAACTAACGACATAAACACCCGCGTCTGGCACTGTGAGGCGAGAGCCGCTACTCAATGTGACCCCATCTAGGAAGTCTGACACATCGTAAGTAACAGCGTAAGCGATGTCGATTGCGGCGGCAGTCTGGTCGGTCTGGCTTTGGAACTGCCCATAAGGAAGCGTTATATGGATACCACTCCCATAGAAATAGTCGGCGGTGTACGTCTCAGCGTTGTTGCCTGCACGTGAATCCAACTGTGAGAAATAAGTTTCGATGACGCGAATAACCTGCCGCATATACTGCGCATCGTAATCCGAAGGTGGGTTTGGTATCGGAGCGGCTCTGAACTTATCTAATGCCATTAGCGACGTCCATCTGGTCGTGCATCGAGACGCGGTGCGCCAAGCTGCCATTGAACACCCAGATTCTCGGAGCGCACTTTAAGCGCCATCTGGCGGGCACGCGCACGGACAAAGACCTGACCGGTATAGACGCCGACCGAAGTTTCTATGACGCGCTGGGTATCCGCAGCATCTGCACTGAACGTGCTACCGGGGAAGTTGCGCGGGCGTACGGTGAACGTGACCTCGGGAGATGCAGCAGTCGAACCCTCAAAGCCGACATCAGGCAGTATACGCCGAGTGAGCATGAAGTTGTCGCCGTCATCAAGGTCAAAGTCAGACGACTGGATGTAGCTGTCCATTGGTAGCACATCGTCATCCAAACCATTCTCGTGGTTGTAGAGGAAGCCATCGCCAGTCGTGACGGTGCTGCCATCAACGGTAACCGCAGTGTTTGCAGCCTGCGGGTTTTGGCGTAGTGGGGTATCTAACCAAGCCGTGCGGTCCATAGTGCCATAGTACCAGACACGCTCAAGGTGGTTATAGACTACGTAGGCGTTGTTATAGTCGCTGTCTGCCGTAGGGTAGAACCACCAGACTTCGTTCCACTGCTCGTTGGTGCCGCAGATGATTTGATCCGCTTGGTTGAAGTTAATGTTGTTGAACACGTGGTTACGCAGGGTGCAAGGTAGCGTCTCAACACGACCGGTATAGGCATAGAACTTATCCTGCCCCATCCAGTAGGTGATGTTAGCAGCCGACGACACCGCACGTGGCGATACGATGGAGATATTATCCGCATACTCCTGCAAGCCAAACACATCGGTCGTGCCGAGGAACTGAAGCGTATACAGGTTGGTGTCAGTCCAAACCAAGATTTCCTGACGGGTAGGTAGTGCCCGCACGATACGCGAACCGCGAGAAATACGTAGGTCGCCAGCGGTGTTGGTCTGTGTAGGTGTCCAGTCGCCCGGAGTATCTTGGTCAGCCCAGCGGATAAGAAGCGGGTCAAAGTCAGCAGTGCTAGTCGAGCCAAAAGGCACAGAACCAAAGGCAATAAGATGTTTGTCCTGCTGCGATACCAGCAACTGCATAACCTGAACGGGCACGGCATTGGGGTCGTATCCCTCACCATCTGCGTAGTCTTGCAGTGTTATCGCATGCGCAGCCAAAGCGGTGGACGGGTCATCTGTTGTACCACGCACCCACCAGTATCCCGCACCGTTGCGGATGTTCATCACAAGGTCGTTGTCGAAGTTATCAAACCACCAGTCACGCTGCGGAAGGTTAACACCAGAACCAGTCGTACCAAGACCCCAAGCGTCACGACCCCAGACACCCGCACCCCAACCGACACCAAGCACAGTGATTGCATTGCCCGGTTCGATTTCGGTTTGTACCGTGTAGCCTGAGCCAGTTACAGATGCAGTAGAAGAAGCTGCCGTTGACGTTACGAACGTAAAGCTATTGGCCCCCGTCTTGGTAATCGTCTGGACGCCATTAAGCTCATTGATTGGGATGCCGCCAAGAGCCGAGACAAAGCCAGCAATCTGTACAGGTTCGCCAGTATCCAGCCATGCAGGAAGTGCAGTGGTAGTGGTTACTGTAACAAGTGCAATTCCGTTGGTGACAGCAAAAGTGTTAGACCCAGCCAGCGCAGCGGCGAATGGCGTGATGTCGTTGAAGTATCCACCGTTCTCGATGTACACTTTCTCGTCCGTGCCCACCGCTAGGAAGTTATCTTGGTACGTCGTAATCCAGTTCCACATCTGGCGGCACACGCCGTCGAACGTGTTAGGCGTAGCTTTTACCCAGCCGCCAAGCTTCTCAGGGTAGCCTGAGCGAAACCGTATCTTGTCGCACTCGTACCAACCGCCCTCGTTGGAGTAGTCGGTCTGGTCGCGGTTCACACCGGGCTTAAACTGGAGCTTGATGAATGGCATTAGCTGGTCTCCGTCAACTGCGCGAAGACAGTGCAATTTGGCCCATATATGACATTGCTTGCGCTATCAGTTATCCGGCAGCGATACACGCCTGTGGCTTCTACGGTCTGACCAACAGCCACCGTCAGGATTTTGCTGAATGTAGTGGTGTTTGAGGTGGATGTATTAGGTGTAAACGTGTCACCGCTGACATACTGCCACAGATACGAAAATGGCGCTGTGCCCCCCACAATAGTACCAACGGAGGCAGAAGAAGTGGTGACGGTTTTTGACCCCGCGCCGAGGCGCGTGTCGGAGCCAGATACAGATGTGCTGCCGCCGGAGACGGAGAACTTTTGCGTACCATAAAAGTTCTGGATGCTGATTGTGCCAGAAGAAGGCACAGCACCGTAAGTGCCCGTCGTGCCCGCCGGAACGTAGCTACCGCCAGCGTAATATTCATTCAACCCAATGGGGTTTGAGCCACCAAACTCACCTTGAATATCAGATAAAGAAAGAGGACCGCTGGAAGGCAGCGCCATTATTTTGCTCCCCGTAGGGCATCTACCTCGTAGCGTAGTTCCTTTATGGCCTCGACAAGAAGCCCAACAAGGTTGCCATAAGCCAGCGACAGAGTGCCATCATTATCCGCAACTGCCTCTGGCAGCACGGCCTGAACGTCCTGTGCAATCAAACCTGTTTCACGATGGCCGGTGTCTACACGTGTGTAAGTATAGCCAGTTAGTGTATCAACCTTATCAAGAGCATCGCGTATCTGCGCCATGTCAGTCTTAAGCTTGGCGTCGGAGTAAGCAGTGACGTTGCCCGAAGCTGTGATGCTGCCCGAAGCCGTCAGGTTGACCATGCTGTAGCTATTGGAACTATTTAGCGCGTTTGCTGTAGCCGCCGTTGTAGCGTTCGTAGCGTTCGTAGCGTTAGTCGCATTCGTAGCATTAGTTGCCGTTGTGGCAGTTGTAGCCGAGGTAGCCGTCGTAGCCGAGGTGGCCGTCGCAGCGTTACCTGATATGCTAATAGCCCAAGTGCCGCTGGCCCCTGACCCACCAGTGGAAGGTACGCCGAGGTTAGTCCGAGCAGACGCTGCATCGGTTGCACCCGTACCGCCATTTGCGACAGGCAGTGTGCCTGTGACTTGCGTGTTGAGGCTTACGCCCGATAGCGTGCCGCCCAAAGTAAGTGAACCTGATGTGGTCACCGCGCCAGTAAGCGTGATGCCGTTGACCGTACCCGCACCGCTGACAGAACTTACACTGCCTGAGCCAGTCCCTACGGCTACGCCGTTAATAAATAAGCCGGTAGCATTAATTGTACCCGCACCGCGTGCGCCAAGTGTAGGTGAGCCGACCTGCAATCCGCTTGCTGGGTTTAGCGAGGTTATGTCCGAGTTAGCACCCGAAGCCGCTGCGCCAAGGTTAGTCCGAGCAGTCGCCGCGTCGGTTGCA